TGATTTAGGTTGTTTAACAAACTGTTTACCTTTAGCATTACCTGCAGCCTTGGCTTTATTAGTAGCGGCTTTCTCAGCAGGGCTTAGTGCTGCCCATGCTTTTTCAGGTAAATATCTTTTTTTACCCTTAGATGGTTTACCATCAGAGGTTGTCCACTTTTGCTTAGTCCAGTCTTTTAAAGACTTTTGAGATTTGGCTAATGTCATTATCTATAACCTCCGCCAGCCTTTTTGTATTGAACAGCAAGTAGTTGTGCTTTACGGGCTGACCATTCTCCAGGGTCTCCACCCTTAGAACCAGCCTTAATCTTCTTAAACAACTTAGCCCTCATCTCAGGCTTAGTGTAATTGCCAGCAGCATTAACTTTAGACTTAGTCTTTTTCTTTGCTACCATTTTACTTTATCCGCCCAATATGCTGCAGACATTTTACCTTTAGCAATATTCTTTCTATGACGTGCTTTAAAAGATTTTTGTCTTGCTGTAGGTTGCCTGTCTCCAGTAACACCTTGCTGACCAAATCGAATTGTCTTTACTTGACTTCCCTCTTTGGCTACAACTACGTGTGATTTAGTAGGATGTTTAGGAGTACGCTTTGGTTTATTAAAACCAGACACTCCTGCTCTAGCGAGCCTTGAGTCCTTTTTGTTTTCCATGCTCCCCATACTTTCCTAAGATTGACCTAATGGTTCCGTTCTTGTTCAACCGAACCACTAGACCATTCTTAATTTGAACTGGATTAAAACCATCGTGGCGCTTATGACTACCACTAGATGACATTACTTCTTCTTACCCATTTTCTTCATAACCATTTTCTTAGAAGCAGCCTTCTTCGCCGCTTTCTTGGCCATAGCCTTACCTTTTGGAGTGTAAGGGAATTCCATTTTTCCTACTTTTGGCATTATACTTGTCCTATCTCTTTCATTACGGCTGCGGCTTTGGGTGTGATATCTTTCGTTTTAGGCATAGTGTCCGCATTATACGCTTTGCCTAAAATCTCTGATGCTTTATGCGCATCTTCTACATGACGCATAGTTGTCCCTGCTGGTTGTATACCTTGTGCTCTTGCATCTCGATAAGCCTGAAGTTCTGCATTCCATTTTTTATCTGGAATATCTCTTTTAGCATCTCCTGCATTTACTTGTAAATTCATTACCTTGCATCCGAAACATCCTTCAACTTCTGTTGGATGGTCTTGCCAGTGATATGCCATACTCGTCCCTTACGCTGCTGTGAAATTAGCCTCAGTTATTCCTAAGCCAGATGATATTAGTGCAGCCTTAGTAGTATCATCTACTATATGTTCGTGGCCACCAAGATAAAATTCATCATAGGTTGCTATGTCTTCGTCCAGTGGGAATCTTACTTTAGAATAGGTAGCACCGCTTTTGGCAATACTAACACCCTTATTAAGTTTATAGAAGTAAAATAGTCTATGCTTACCGATAGGTGCTTCTTGTACAACTGGTGTTGTAAATGTGTAGTCTGCCATTGTTCTCCTTAATGAACTTACTGTAAGGCTAGAGTTTCCCCTAGCCCTACCGTCAATCAACTAAGCGATTGATGAACCTGATTCGATTCGGAATAGTGCCTCTTCGCGGTAGCGAGCAAAGCCTAGTACGCCGTACCAACCCATTGGGCGGTGACGCATCAAGCGGTCAACTACTGGTCCGATAACTACATGTGGCTCTTCGGCAACTGCCTCGGCCAATGCCTGTTGTCCAGCGATGATTGTGCGGTACACCTTTGCAGATGAAGAACCGTCAGTTGCTGTGTACAGACGTGGAGACTCTACGAAGTATGCACCTTCGTATGTTCCGATTTCTCCTGCCCAGATACGGTCCTGTGAAGCACCATATTGGTTAGGAAGCAACCATCCTGCTGAACCTGTCTCAGCACGTAGGTCGTGGGATACCTCTGGGTGTACTCCAGCCCAGAATAGTGAACCCTTACGTCCAAGTGCCTTGTTAGCACGTAACTTAGCAACAGCCCTACGGATGTTTGCTGAAGATAGTGTTGCGGCTGCTGTGATAGTTGCAGTTGATGTTGCTGTTGAACCTGAGTAGATTACGTTTGAACCGCCACGCAATGTTGTCATTGCTACAGCGTCGATAGAATCTGCTAGGTTGTAAGCGATAATGTTTGCGATTGCAGGGTCAACATCTGCAAGAGAGAATAACTCTAATGCACGTGTTACCAACACTGAGTTACCGTACTCGTTAAGAGTAATGGTTACTGATGTTGGTGTTGACATTGCTACTGCATCTGGGTCAGTTGTTTCTGTCAGAGCGGTAGTTGCTGCGCTTAGGTCAACATAGCGTTGTAAAACGACTGTTGAGCCTGGGATTGCTTGACGTGCTGGACGCTTATCTGCGACTGAACGAATTAGTGGTTCAGAACGGAGAGCGAATTCTAGAAGACGGTCATACGCCTTCTGGACTAGACCAGCACCACCAGCGGTTCCGCCTAATGAAGCGGAGTCTGTTGATACATATGCCATATCGTCACCTCCAAGTGACTATGAACGGAATTATTGTGAGCGAAGTACATCCAACAATGCATCCATTGAATCTGCATTATCGATGCGAAGATTTAAATCCTCTGCTCGGTCTGGGGTCATAGCATTTTGGGTGAGTACATCTTGCTGCCTTAGGGCTGCTTTATCTACTTCACTTACTCTTGGCTCCTCTTTAGCAATTGTAATTCCGAATAAATCAGCGTTATCATCGAGCCAGTTATTCACTGTCTCCTCATTAACATCTTCTAAATCCTTAAGAACTAATCTTGCTGCTTTAAGGTTGACACCCTTCTTTTCTAGGACTTCTTTGACTGTACGCTCACGCTGCACCTTGGATAAACCCTCAAGTTGCTCAGTGAGTTCTTTGATACGCTTCTCATCGTTGCGCTTAGCCTTCCGCAATTTTTTAAGTAAATCGCTTCCCTCTAATTGCACACCGTTGTCGGTATCTAGGTCGTCTTCGTCTTCATCCCAGTAGTTGTTGCTCATAGCAACCCACCCTTCTATTCGTTGTAGTCGCAAGCCTCAGATTCTGGTCGGGGAACCAGCCTGGCTCTTGCTATCGGTCTAGTACGCTATGTGAGGCCGATAGATTCACATAGGATTCTATTTAGAACTGACCTTTACCTGTTTCGGTAAGGCTAGTCTTTGTTAATCCAGATTGTCCTTTAAATCTGGCTTCTTCTTGCGCTGTTACAGACTCTCTTGCTCTCTTAGCAGATGCTAAGCCAAGGAATGCTTCTTGCTCTGCTTGAAGTCTTGTATAATCTTCTCCAGTAGATATGCTTGATAAGAACTCTGCACGAGGTGCAATACCCGCTACTGTTTGATAACCCTTACGAGCCTCTTCTTGAGTAATACCAAATGAAGCAAGTGCTTCAGCACCTAATGCTCCAGATGTTACATTTTCAAATCCTTTAGAAACTTCAGACATAGAACCAAGTCCAGTCTTTAGTCCCTGTATAGCAGCAGAGCAGCGCCACCAATTTCACCAATCTGAACTTTACGCTTTAGCGCTGGTAGTCCTTCTGCTGGGTCTAATACCGCAGCAACAATATCTGATTGATTTAACATTGGATAATACTCTGCTAGTGCAGCCTTTGTAAATGGGTCAGCATTTTTAACTCTGTCTATTGCTAGACCTACACGGTCAGCAACTTCTGCTGCTGAAATATCATTGCCAATAAAAGCACTTAATCTATCCTTAGTTGCCATACTTGATACACCATAGGATTGAAGAACCTGTGTATATGAACGTTCTGCAGCAAGATACTCTGCAGCACCTAATACTGGTTTGCCTGCAGCAAAACGTGCCTTGTTTGCCGAAAATCTTGTTTGATATGCAACTGCTAGTGGGTCCTTGCTGTTAGGGTCTTGCATAATTAATTGAATAGTATCACTTGTATAACCCTTTTGAACCGCTTCAGTTACTGCCCCACTCAAGTCACCTAAACCATACGAAGAAAGCAATGCGCTAATTGCAGCAATTGCATCAATTTTTTTAGTATCTGTAGTTGGCGTCGTACTTAAAACGGGTGTTGAAGTTGATGCTCCAGTAGCAACAGTTCCGCCTGCTGGCTTTGGTTGAATTGCTCCAGTATTTGGATTAACCTCATAACCAAGTGCTGCTGCTTGAGTTTCTAATTTTTGCGTTTGTACATCTGCTCCAGCAAAGGCTTTTTCAAGCGCTGTTCGCATAATTGGGTCAGATATTTGCGAGACCAAACTTCTTGATTCTTCATAAGTAGGCTTGGCGGTAGCGGTAGGAATAGCCCCAGTTTTTATTATTTCCTGTGCTTGTTGTAAACCAGTATCAGCGTAAACGGCTGCCAGTGCTTTACGAACCGCTGCTTCTTCTGCGGACATTTTAGGGGTTGCCATTAGCCTGCCAATCCAAAGAATTTAGTTAAGTCTCTTGCTAAAGTACCAAGTTGGTCTTGAGCATTCTTTGTAAAACGCCATTTAGGGTCTTTGCGTAAAGAAATTTCATAGTCATATAACCCCATCAAGCCTTTAGGGTCTTTTGCCACACTCTGTAATTCTTTTAAGTCAATAGCATCTGCATCTTCTTCAAGTATATTTGCACGAGTTTGAAGATATGGACTAAGTAACTGTTTTACAGTATAACCTTTATCAATCTTATCTGCTAGTGCAGGAAAGTAAGTTTTGGCCTGTAGGTTAATTAAGTTAAGATTAGCCTTAAGTCTATCTGGAGTAATTGAAGATTCAATGGTAAGTTTTGTAAGAGAATCAGCGTTAAATGGTATACCATTATCAGCATAAGCATTCTTTAATGTTGTATAAGTAACACCAAAATTACCACGTTGAAGTAGTGCAGCAGCCTTAGTGTCACCAGCACTTGCTGCAATAGTTATATTGTTAGCATGTGTAGTTAAATACTTATTAAGTACATTTAAACGCTCTTGAGGAGATACTCCCTGATAAACAATATTTTCGTCTTTACCATAACGTTTTGTTGAACGTGACATTTGAAGTGCTTGAACTTCTTTAGTAAATGCATTAATTAATTCTTTGGGAGCATTTGTACCAAATAGGTTTATAAATGCAGTAGTAAACTCAGCAGTTAATTCTCCAGCAGTAGATACACTTGAAGAGGGTTTTGCTTCTGGATATATAACAGTACCTTGAGTACCAGTACCAGGAGTTGGTTTATCTGCATCTATAGCCTCAACCTTACTCTGGTCTTGACCAGCAGGTGGCTTCTCATTTGGCATTTCTGGGTCTGGATACCAGGAGACTAGTCCATCACCATCTTTATCTTGATAACTGCCTGACACTATTAATCTCCTA